ATTCCAATAGAAAATCAAGTAACTCACGATTGTAGAGAACAGATTAAAAAAGAAAAAAAATATATAAAACTTTTAAAAGAAAGTGGATATATAGTATATAAGAAAAAATGAATTACCTAGAATTTTTAAATCAAAACTATTTTAAAGAGAAAGGCTTTATTAAAATAGAAAGTAAAATGGATAAAATAAAAATAGATAAACCAAGACAATATAGAAGTAGGCAGGGCAGATCTGATAAAAGATATACAGAAACAATGAAAGCTACTGCAATCTCCTTTATAGGATTATTACTAACTATCTTATATATATTATATGACAGTACTCTTTGATGCAGATTCTCTTATCTTTGCTAGTTGTTATAGGACTAGAATAAATGGAGAAAAACCTGATGATATATATTATAGAGATCCTAAAGATGCTCAAGATAAATACTCAGAGCAGTTTATGAAAATAGTTAATGATATAGATGAGCTATTTGATGTTCAAAATGTTTTAACATTCTCAGGATCTTCAGGTAATTTCAGAAAGATGATTACTCCTAAATATAAAGCTAATAGAAAGAAACAAGAGAAACCTCCTTTATTATATGATCTACATAAATTTGTAAAGCAAACTTATAATAGTATATATACAAGAGGATTAGAAACAGATGATCTTGTAGCTGAGAATTGGAATAGAATAAAAAATGATGCAGGTAGAGATCAGGTATTAATAGTATCAATAGATAAAGATTACAAACAGTTTCCTGCATTAATATACAACTATGTTAAAAAAGAAGTATATGATATAACAGAAGCTGAGGCCTTATATAATTTCTATGAGCAAATGATAGCAGGAGATACTGCTGATAATGTAAATTACTTTAAAGGTAAAGGCAAAAAGTTTGCAGAGAAATACTTTAAGGATTGTAAAACTAAATATCAATATACCAGGAGATTATACGAGCTATTTAAAAAAGAATATAAAAGTAAAGCCAAAGAGAAATATGCAGAGTGTTATCATTTACTAAAATTAAGAATATGAAGCCAATAGATATAGCAAATAAAATTACTGAAATATCAGGAATAAATCTTTTTCAAAAATCAAGAAAGAGGAATGTAATAGAACATAGAGGATTACTATGTTATATACTTAGAGATAAATTAAAAATGAGATGGCAAAAGATGGAGAAGTTTTATACATCTCAGGGGTGGCCTGTAAATCACGCTACCTTAATTAATAGTTACAGGAAGTGGTATATATATAAAACAAATCAAGATGTAATTAAGATCTTAAAAGAATTTCAGTTTGAAGAAGAGGATCAAGATGAAATAGATAAGGTAGATATGTTAGAAACTAAATGTAATAATCTTAAAAAGAAATTAGAAGATCCTTTAGTAAAACTTATATCAGAATTACCTGAAAGTAAAAAGGGCCAAGTAAAGCAAAAACTAGATCTCTTAAAAAAAGAATGGGCCTGGAAAGATCAAATACTATAATGGAAAAAGATAAAGACAAAAGAAAACAGATACCTATATATACAGGATTAATTAAATACTTCCCTAAAGCTCTAGCTGAAGTTGCTAGGGTATCTTATATAGGAAATCAACAGCATCATCCTGATAAACCTCTGCATTGGGATAGAGCTAAAAGTACAGATGAGTTAGATGCTCTTGGTAGGCATTTAATAGAAGCAGGTACAATAGATACAGATGGAGTTAGGCACTCTGCTAAAGTAGCCTGGAGATCCTTAGCCAACTTAGAAAAAGAGCTAGAGAATACTAGAGATGATCAATGGTTTATAGATCAGTATAATAGAAACAGAGAAACAAAAGATCAAAAATGAATATAATAAAATGGATAAGAAATAAAATCAAACCTAAATATATACAGATTCAGATCCCTAGAAACTTTAAAACAAAAACAAAAAGAAATAGATTCTTGATAGAAACAAAAAAGCATTTATTAAATGTTACTAAAATAAAAGGATAAATTCGTTATATTTTTGATTAATCAAAGTTTTTCAAAATATGAAAGTAGAAAATAGAGGAGGCAAAAGAAAGGGAGCAGGAAGAAAACCTAAAGCTGAAGAGTTAAATCTAATAGAGAAACTAACTCCTTTAGAGCCTTTGGCATTTGAAGCATTAGAGGCAGGATTAAAAAAGGGAGATTTTAAATATGTACAACTCTACTATAATTATTATGCAGGTAGGCCTAAAGAAACTAAGGATATACATATAAACGAAGATCTGCCTATATTTATTGATTGATGCAAATACAAAAAACCTTAGCATTAGATAAACTAAGAAATCTAGATAAAAGAATAAAGATAATTAGGGGAGGATCTTCTGCAGGTAAAACAATAGCAATACTACTTATACTAATTGACTATGCAATAAGGAATCCAGGATCTGAGATTAGCGTAGTATCAGAAAGCGTACCTCATCTTCGTAGAGGAGCTTTAAAAGACTTTCTAAACATCCTAAAGGCCCTGAATAGATATGATGAGAGAAAGTACAATAGAACTATCTTAAAATACCAATTCCATAATTCTAGTTACATAGAGTTCTTCAGTACAGATCAACCTGATAAGCTAAGAGGAGCTAGGAGATCAGATCTATTTTTAAATGAGTGTAACAATGTAAACTTTGATAGCTATCAGCAATTAGCAATAAGAACATCTAAAAACATTTGGCTTGATTATAATCCTACTAATTTATTTTGGGTAGATAAAGAATTGATAGGCCAAGAAGATACAGATTTCCTTACACTTACTTATCTCGATAATGATAGCCTCCCTGATTCAATAGTAAGAGAAATAGAGAAAGCTAAAGAGAAAGCTAAGACATCTACCTATTGGGCTAATTGGTGGAGGGTATATGGATTAGGAGAGATAGGCAGTTTAGAAGGAGCTTGTATTCCTGATTGGAAAGCAATAGATAAATTACCTAATGATGCTAGGTTACTTTGTGGAGGATTAGATTTTGGATATTCTGTAGATCCAAGCGTAATTATAAACCTCTATAAATGGAATGATGCTTATATCTTTGATGAGATACTATATCGTAAAGGAATGTTAAATAGAGATCTTAGTTACTTTATTAAACAAAACAATATAGGCTATAATATATATGCAGATTCTGCTGAGCCTAAATCTATCCAGGAGCTAAGAAACTATGGGCATAAAGTATTTCCTGTAACTAAGGGTAGAGATTCAGTAGTATATGGCCTTAACCTAATAAACCAAAATGAGATCTATATTACTTCAAGATCTAAGAATCTAATAAGAGAGCTGCAAGGATATGTATGGGATAAAGACAAAGAAGGCAATAATCTTCAGAAACCTACAGGCCTACATCCTGATTGTATTGATGCTTGTAGATATGCTTTAATGATGGAATTAAAGAATCCCAACAGAGGTAGATACATAATAAGATAAAAGTTTTCAAGTTTTTTGTTGATATATCCAATATTTAGTTGTAGATTTGAGTATTACTAATTTAAAACTAAAACAAATGAAAAAATTTATTCAAAAAGTAATTAAAGAGAAAATAGCAAATAACGATACTCCTGTTATGTCTTTTGAGATTACTGAGTTCGGCCCTGAATTACAATGGGGAGGGCATAGAGGCAGTATTCAATTTGATGAGAGTGTACCTCAATCTATGAGATGGGCAGTTTTCTTTAATGGAAAGTGTGTTAAATGTAGCTCTCTTTTGCAAACCTGTGTAAACAAATTAGAGCAATTAGGAGTGGAGCAGTTTCATTTTGAGCTACAAGAATTTAAAGATTTTATATAATGGCAATAAAAGCTACAGTTAAATTTATGAATAACCAGGCTAAGCCTGTTTATGTAAATAGAGAATTTAAGGATAAAAAGCATATTGATAATTTTATTAATTATGCTTTAAATAATTGGAACAATATAACAGTATTAGATGAAGTATTCTATGAAGAAAATTAAATTTATATTAAGAATGATAGGAGAGTTCCTATTTGTATGTACTATATTTTTTATGTATTGGATAGCTATGGTTATCTACTATGGATAAAATTTATTAACTTTAAGTATGCCAATAGACAAAGTAACGAACTTAAAGGATCTTGAGTATTATAATAATATGGAACTATGCTCAAGCCTGGTAAAAAAATGGCTAAAGCTAAAGCCTCATAACAAGGAGCTTAAAAGTTTTAGTGAGAATTTATTTGAGGTTACTCTTTATGTAGTAGAGCTGCAAAGAGATAATGCCTTTCATAAAATAGCTATAAGTGATTATAGAGAAAGAAAGAACAAAGCTCTATTAGAGTTAAAAGAACTAAAAGATAAATATGAAAAACTATTAAAAGATTATAAGCAAAATTTCTAAACCATTTCATCATAGTTTGTTTAGATTAGTTAGTTTGTTTGGTTAGTAGGCAGAGGTACAATTTCTGAGTGGTTTGTGTATCTTTAGCCTACTTTTTTTTTTAAATAAAATGTTAAATTAAATTCGTTATAATAATATGAAAATAAAGTTAGATATTCCTGGCAGTATGGATGACATCACGCTAAGAGATTATAAACACTTTTTAAAGATCCAGGATAACAATGATGATCCTAAATTTATAAAGGCTAAAATGCTTGAGATATTTTGTAAGGTATCATTAAAAGAAGTTTACAGGATGAAGTATAAAGATTCAGAAGAGGTAATAACTATGTTAGATAAAACCTTTAATGATAAGCCATCTTTAGTAAGGAAATTTAAACTAGGGAAAACTCAATATGGTTTCCATCCTTCGTTAGATGATATGACACTAGGAGAGTACATAGATCTAGATACATATATAGGAGATTGGGATAATATTGAAAAAGCAATGAATGTATTATACAGGCCCATAATTACAAGCGTAGGAGATAAGTATGCTATAGATGATTATACTGTAGATAATGATAAGTATTTATTAGATATGCCAATGAGTGCAGTAACCTCATCAATTTTTTTTTTGATGAAAT